AAAAAAATATTCTACTACGACAACGAAAAAAACATCTTAAAAGATGAGTCGGGGTTTGTGTATGAATATCCAAATATCAAAAAAGATCCAAACGAAAAGCCAACAAAGCCTTTTTCTAAGGATGATCCTCTAAAAAAATCAAGAGATGTTTCTACTGTAAAAATTCAAATGGGTTTGAGTTGTAATTACTCATGCGACTATTGTTCACAAAAATTTGTTGAACGGCCAAGAGAAACAAATGCCAAAGACATTGAAAACTTTATGAAACTCTTTAGTGAGTTGAGATTTTCAGAAGAACGTGGTTTGCGTGTTGAGTTTTGGGGTGGCGAACCTTTTGTCTATTGGAAAACCATGAAGCCATTAGCAGAAGCTATTCGTGAAAAGTTTTCTTCTTGGAAAAAACCTCCTCAATTTAGTGTTATAACAAATGGATCAATTTTAACTGAAGATATTTGTTCATGGTTATATGCCATGGGTTTTGCCGTATCTATCTCACATGATGGACCTGGTCAATTTGTTAGAGGTCCAGATCCTTTTGAAGATGAAGAAACCAAAAAACTGGTATTAGAAATGTATGAAGTGTTTAGACCAGAAGGTCGTATGAGTTTTAATGCTATGATGAATTCAAAAAATACTAGTAGAAAAGCTGTTTATGATTGGTTTGTAAACTTTACAGGTGACCCAAATGTATTTCTTGGTGAAGGTGGATTTGTTGATGCATATGATGAAGATGGACTAGAAAATTCCCTAAACACGAAAAAAGAACATTTCAATTATAGACAACAATCTTTTAAAGACATTTATGAAAATGATGGTAAAATAGGTTTCTACGGCGTATTGAAAAAAATAGACGCTTTTACAAAATCCGTTTTAATACACCATGAAGCACAATATGTCAATCAAAAATGTGGTATGGACGATGAACATACAATATCATTTGATTTACGAGGTAATGTTATTACCTGCCAAAACGTAAGTGCATTAGAAACTTCTAAAAATGGTGAATCACATTTAGGTGGTAACTTAGCAGACTTTGATAATATTGAATTAAAATCGGTAACTCATTGGATGAACCGTAAAGAATGTTCTGGCTGTCCTGTATTACACATCTGTCAAGGAGCGTGTATGTTTTTGGATGGTAAATTTTGGGAAACTTCTTGTAACAATGCTTATTCTGATGCAATACCATTATTTGCTTTAGCATTTGAAAAAATGACCAATGGTTATATTCCTGTATTGATTAACAATAAAGAATTACCATTGGATCGACAAGATATTTGGGGCACAGTATATGAACATAAAGATGAACCAAAGAAAAAGATAATTCCAATCAAAATTGTTTCTGAGGTGGTGGGTAAAATTGATGATGTGGAAATTTATGGAAAAAGTATTGTTGTAGAAGAAAAATAATTTATTATTGAAAGTATATCATGCTGACTAAACTTGAAATTGACCAATACTGGTACAAAGTTCAAAAACATCTAATCAATCGAAACGAAACTCTTATTGATACACACGATTCTTCCACATTTGCAAATTTGCTCGTGCAAGCCAATGGCGGAAGAATTGTTGGTATAGGAAAACACCCACTCACTTGTATATCATTATGCACTTTTGATAAATATATTTGGGTTAATTTTTACACTAGACATATGCCAGATATTCCCAAATTTGAAATTGATAGAAATCAATGTTGGAAAATAAAACTAAACGATACAGATGATGGATGGATCGAAAATCTACAAATATATTCTATGGAAGAATTACAATCATATGTTTTGGATTGCCAAAAAGTGGCGGCACTAGATTTTATACACACTAGAATAGAGGCATATCGTTCATATATTTTAGGAAAAATGTTGGGCCAAGAATTTATTCATCATGCCAAATATCTTGAATCAAAAGATATTATAAAAAACAATGTAGAGACCGATGAAGAATTAAATTATCCGTTTATAACCGGATATGCCAATGTAAAAAATGTTTCATTACAAGAAGCGGCTAAACTATGTTTGATACAATATGAAATGCAGTCAGGTTATCTTGCCGAAAGTGAAAATATTCGTATTAGATATAAGAATATCATACAGGAAGAAACCGACCTAAAAAATATTAAAGGTATTATTTCTGATTTCCACACGGCTCACCAAAGGTATGGATCCTCTCTATGAGTAGTTTTATATTTTATAATAGTTACAACATCTTTAATAACAGGTCAAACAATGATAAACTGGATAAAATGCCAGGAGGAAAATTGTTTACCGCATATTTTCATATTTTCAGCCGCAACATTACAGCAATAGATAGAACTTATAATGTAACTATTCCGTTGAAAACAAAAATATTTCCACATTTAGAAATGCCTCAGTTTACTAAGTTTGATAAGTCATTTGAGGAAGTATGTGATGAGAGAGCCAAATTTCTTTTACAAAAAGCAAAAAAAGATAATAGAAAAATTGCCGTAATGTATAGTGGTGGTGTTGATTCTACTTTAATACTGGTTTCTCTTTTAAAAAACGCCACTAAAGAAGAATTAAAAGACATAATTGTTTTACTTTCTGATGCTTCAATTAGAGAAAATATCAATTTTTACTATAACTTTGTTGTTAAGAATTTCACTTGCGTTTCTAGTTTTCGTTTTCCATATTTTTTAGGTAATGATAAATATTTTGTAGTATCGGGTGAAAATGCTGACCAATTATTTGGCTCACAGGTCAATGACAATTATACAAGAAATAAACCACACACTGATTTGTTCAAACCTATAGAAGAAGTGAAAGATAGTGTTATCTATTGGTTTAGACAAAAAATTGAAGATGATTATAATAAAAAACACGCAGAAGATATTTTTGATTTATTCCAAAGAATAGTTGACAATGCACCAATACCTTTAGAAAATACCTACAAATTTTTTTGGTGGCTCAACTTTGCCACAAAATGGCAATCAGTATATGTTAGAATCTTGGCTTATGCAATGAACCCAAAAGGAATAAAAATAGAAGAAAATTATACAACATTCTATTCACCTTTAGAATTTCAATTGTGGGCAATGAATAATACCGATTCTTTTGTGAAAGAAGAACCAGGAACTTCAAAGTATGTACCTAAGAAAATTATATGTGAGTTCACCAAAGATTATTCTTACATGAAAAAACCTAAAATTGGAAGTTTGTCAACAATTGCCAAACAAAAAGAAATGGCGTATGGTTTATATGAAGATATGAGCCCAGCCAAAGAATATCCGGATGAAGAACACTATAATTACGAAAATGATTTTGAAAAGTTAATGAATAAATGAAAATATTCTCTAAAGAAAAAAAATCTTGGTTGGACTATACAAATACAATGTATCCATCTTCTGGTGCTTTTTTTGATGCAAACGAAAAGGGTGACCAAGGTTTTACATATGTAACGGAATATTCAAATGTCTATGGATATGTTTTATCCGGTGAGGCACATCTACCAAATAAAATGATTGCTCGTGAAGGACAATATTTTTCATATTGGTCATGGGGTTCTGGAGAAATTCAATACACAGGTCAGTTGGCATTGTTTACACGAATTGGATTTCGTGGCCAAGACACCGTTGGTGGACCTTTAGAAAAATCTGGAAGACTATGTTATATTGATGGTTGCAGTGACACACTCATAATTTACCCACCAAGATTAGGTGACCCATCTTTAAACGCATTGTTTTTTCCAGCAAACATTAATCAAAGTTATCATATACATCCAAGCATTCGCCTTGGCGTTGTTGCAAGTGGATCAGGATTTGCTTGTATCAAAACTGAAAACGGTAAAGAGAAAAAAATACCTTTGAAAAAAGGAATGACATGGTGTATTGAAGAAAAAGAAAGTCATCGTTTTACTACTGAAAAAGAATCTATGGTTGTAATTGCTTTTCATCCTGACGGTGATTGGGGTCCAACAGACCATAATCATATCATGTTGAATCGAACATATTTGAATAAATGACACAAAAATATTTTACACATTTAAAAAATTTTCCAAAACTATCCGATTTTTATATAAAAGAAGCTTTAGAGAGAAAATATGAGTTCATAACAGAACCATCCACATTATATTGTGCAAACACTTCTTTTAATCAAAGTTCTATATTTAAAGAAATACAAAAACACTTTCGTTGTGGCACCAGATATTTTGGAAATCCAGCGTATTCATATTATGATTGGCACACAGACAACAAAAGAGCATGCACAATTAATTGGTTGATAAAAACAAATGACAAAAGTTCCTGTTTTTATAGAGAACCAATAATAACCTCAGAAAAACCTCCTATATTTTATAATTTAATTGAAGTGGATTATGATTTGTACAATCCGGTATTATTGAATACAAAGCTTGACCATTGTGTAATTAACAATTATAATGATATAAGAATTATATTGAGTGTTAGTCTTTTTGACACTTCCTACGAAAAAGCTTTACAAATACTAGAGAATATTAACTGTGTTTAACTACTGCCCACCAAAACAATTACAAGACCTACAATCAGAAACATTTCCTGATGGTAAACGATACTACAAATTACCTGACGGTACCAAACTACCATCGGTAACTACCGTATTGGGTGCCATGAAAAAAGATGCTATCATGGCATGGCGTAAGAGAGTTGGTGAGGCAGAAGCCAATCGTATATCAAAAAAGGCCACAGGTCGTGGTACTAATGTTCATTCATTATGTGAAAAATATTTAAACAATGAATCATTGGGTGAAATGATGCCTGATGCACAAGAAATGTTTTTATCATTGAAACCATTACTCAATCGTATCAACAACATTCATTACCAAGAACAAGCGTTATGGTCCACACAATTAGAAATGGCTGGCCGTGTAGATTGTATTGGTGAATTTGATGGTCAACTATCTGTAATTGATTTTAAAACATCCAAAAGAATTAAATCAAAAGTTCAAATTGAAGATTACTTCTGGCAAACATCTGCCTATGCATTGATGTATGAGGAGTTGATAGGTCGACCTATAAACAATTTGGTTATCATCATGGCCGTTGAGGATGACCAACCCCTTCTGTTCCAAGAGAAAACCGAACACCATATAGATGGTCTGGTCAAAGCCATTCAATTCTATAAAAATCAAAAGTGGTAAACATTGAGTGTGGGGCTTGACTAAATAAGTATAAACACTTATAATAGGAACACTATGAAAAACAAATATATGGAAAAACTCTGTACCCCAGAGCAAAATAAACGGCAAGTTGCTGCCTTAACGGTGTTGGCTGTCGGATTAACAACAATTTTTTTTCTCTCACTTTTGGGAGTGGTTTGATGCCAGACAAGAATTGTGTCAATGAACGTAGATTAAAAATAGTGCCTTTTTATTTTGGTATATTAGCAGTTACATTTATCTTAATAGCACTATCTGTAAATTCGTAGAAGTTGTTTGAAAGTTGTTGTGGACATGGGTGCGATTCCCATCACCTCCACCAAAAGTATATTGCGGGTGCGAGAACAACGCAGAAATGTGTTTGTTGATCCGGCGACTTGGAACTACTCACTCTTGTTCGCTTTACAATGTACTTCTGATGGGGGTGCCTAGATTCGACATGGCAATAATTAGAACAATGGAGAATCGTCAAAGCTAAAGACGTTAGGATTGAGGACACTCGGTCGAAGAAGCAATTGATTTAACCGCAAACGATAATAAGTATGCACTTGCTGCCTGAATAAGGTAAGCGGAGTTTCACCAGGTGAACTTAGCAACAGAATCACCTGGATAAATAAATCACCAGCATCACACAAACCGCTGGTAATACACATAAACACACACAAAAGGAGAAGTAAATGAGTATGACACCTTATGAGATACGGCTAGAACTCTTAAAAATGGCCAAAGAAATGCTCACCGATGACTATTATGGCAAGCGTGAAGTTATTTCAAACGAGTGGACAACCAAGGTAGAAGAATCCAAAATTAACGGAACTCCTTCACCACAACATCCAGGTTTTCCACCATTTCCCTCCGAAGAAGAAATCATTAAAAAAGCAGAGATGCTCAATGGTTTCGTTTCTCAAACCCCTCCACAACCTGAAGTAAAAATTACAAAGAAAACGAATTCGTAATTGGAGACCAAGGCCAATCGATGTTTGATTGGCCGCAATCAATAAGGAAGAAAGATGTTTAAATTTAACACACAGAAGTTTAACACATTAGCAGTAGTATTAGCAGTATTAACAATAGTATATACAGCACCAACTCTATCGAGAGAGTTTATTACAAATACAACACAGAAACAAGTAACCGCAGATTATCAGAAACAAGTAGAATGCCTTGCTAAAAATATTTACTACGAATCTGCCGGTGAAACATATGAAGGTAAATTGGCCGTAGCACAGGTCACAATGAATCGTGTTAAGAGTGGTCAATTTCCCACAGACATATGCGCTGTTGTATATCAAAGAACAACTGACCAAAATTTAAGAACAGTATGCCAATTCTCATGGACTTGTATGGTCAAAGAAATGGTACACGGTCAAGATCGGTATAGATGGGAAGAATCTCTTTTAATTGCAAAAAGAGCATTGACAGTTCCAGTCCTACATGATAAAATAGCAGAAACAAATGCATTGTATTACCATGCTACGTATGTAAATCCTGGTTGGAATAAACAAAAGGTTGTAACGAAAATAGGTAATCATATATTTTACAGTAGAATTTAAACTATGCCTAATCGTGAAGAAATTAAAAAATTTAGTATGATGATTGAACAGATGGTAACAGATAAGCGGATAGGATATATGGATGCTATCTGTCACCATTGTAAAGAAACTGGTTTAGAAATTGAAGTGGCTGCCACCTTAATTTCATCTGCTTTAAAAGCAAAGATTAAAGAAGAAGCACAAGACAATAATATGTTGAAGAAAAATTCTAAATTGCCGATATGAAAAGAATGTTGTGTAAGATACCACACATAATTCATATAGAAAACTTTTTAACAAATGATGAATGTGATGATATTATTAAAGCTGGCGATCCTTTACTGACAGATTCAAATGTCGTAAATGTTGATACTGGTTTCAACGAAAAGATGGACAGTTTTAGAATCAGTAAAGATTGCTGGCTCGACCACGCCAATCCACTAGTAGTAAATCTCCACAATAAAATAGAAAAAGAAATAGGCATCAGCAAGAAAAGATTTGAAGCACTTACTATGCTTCGTTATGACATTGGTGGTCGTTATGTACCACATTGGGATTACTTTGAAGATGT